TGGCGTTGGAAAAATGGCAAGCTCAAATTGCCAAAGTGTGCCAGGGCACAGCAGACGTCAGTCAAAGCATGATTGAAATCAAAGCCCAGTTACATTTTTATGATGGTATTACAACAAAAGAAATTGACGGAATAACGCTAAGAGCTATTGTTGATCTTATTGATGTAGAAGAAAACCCTGATGTTGGGCACACTAACTATCAATATGTAGCAGGCAAGCAACGTCTTAGTATGTTACGCAAGGATGTTTATGGCAGTTATGACCCTCCTCACCTCTACGAAATCATCAAAACAAATGTAGCAACTGGATTATATACGCCTGAGCTGCTGGAATGGTATAGCGAGGACGAGTGGAATCGTATGAATGAAATGCTGGATCACAGTCGCGACGAGACCTACAGTTATGCTGCCATTGAACAGCTCATTGAAAAATATCTAGTAAAAAATCGCAGCACAAAGGACATCTATGAAACTCCCCAAATCCGTTATATGGTTGCTGCTGCCACAGTCTTCCACCGTGAAGAACCAGCTACGGCACGTATGCGATACATTAAAGAGTACTACACTGCGGCATCTGATGGGCTTTTTACTCTCGCTACTCCTGTTCTTGCTGGTTTGGGGACACCTACAAAACAATTCAGTTCTTGCGTTCTTATTAGATCCGATGATAATCTGGACAGTATCTTCGCCTCCGGGGAGATGATGGCCAAGTATGCCAGCAAACGTGCTGGCATTGGATTAGAGATTGGTCGCCTTCGTCCCTTGGGTTCGCCCATACGTGGCGGAGAAATCATGCACACTGGCATGATACCATTCTTGAAGAAGTGGTTTGGTGACCTACGTAGTTGTAGTCAAGGAGGTATCCGTAATGCAAGTGCGACAGTATTTTATCCTATTTGGCATCATCAGTTTGATGATCTTATTGTGCTTAAAAACAATCAAGGCACTGAAGAAACTCGAGTCCGACACATGGATTACGGAGTCGTCCTCTCAGCCTTCTTCTGGAGAAGATTCAAAAATCGAGAAAACATAACATTCTTTGATCCCAACGAAGTTCCTGACTTGTATGAAGCGTTTTATCGCGACACTGCGACATTTGAAAAACTCTATGTTGAATACGAACAACGCACCGATCTAAGAACCAAAACAATGAGTGCTGAAGAAGCATTCAAAGGTGGCATTCTCAAAGAGCGCACAGACACTGGGCGTATCTATCTTGTATTCATTGACAATGTCATGAAACAAGGGCCATTTGATCCCGAGTATCACACCATCTATCAAAGTAATCTTTGCTGTGAAATCTTGTTGCCAACCAAGAGCTTTAAAAGACTTGATGATGAAGAAGGGCGTATTGCTCTGTGTACTTTGGGATCAATTAACTGGGGTGCGTTCCGTAATCCCGAAGACATGCGTCGTGCTTGCCGTATCCTACAACGCAGTTTGTGTAATATTCTTGATTACCAAGATTTTCTAAGCATACAAAGTAAACTGAGCAATGATGAGATACAGCCACTAGGCATTGGTGTCACCAATCTTGCTTACTGGCATGCCAAGCGTGGCTTACAGTATGGCAATGATGATTCGTTGAAAGAAGTCAAAACCTGGATCGAACATCAGGCATTTTATCTCACCGAAGCCACAGTTGAATTGGCACGTGAGCGCGGCGCCTGCAAAGACAGCGCAAAGACACGATATGGACAAGGTAAGTTTCCCTGGGAGTTACGTGCCAAGGGTGCTGATGAATTAACGGACTTCGCCCCAGAACTTGATTGGGAGCCATTGCGTGTTGATATGAAACAATATGGGGTACGTAATGCAACACTCATGGCAATTGCTCCTGTTGAAAGTTCTAGTGTTGTGATCAATAGTACTAATGGCATTGAGCTTCCGATGAGTCTCATCGCAGTGAAAGAAAGCAAGGCTGGTTCATTGACACAAGTTGTACCTGAATATCATAGACTTAAAAACAAATATCAAATGATGTGGGATCAAACTGACTGCGATGGTTATCTCAAAACTGCTGCAGTATTACAGGTGTACGTGGATCAAAGTATTTCAACAAATACATTTTATAATCCTGCGCACTTTGCAAATCGCAAAGTGCCCACAACAGTGATTGCTCGCAACCTCATGCAAGCACATCACTGGGGATTGAAAACATTCTATTACAGCCTAGTCAACAAGCATGGATCAAAGAGTCAGGACTCCGACGATGATGCTCAATTGCAAACAGCGTTAGACGAATTGGCTATAACAGCCTGGGCCGACGAGGATTGTGAATCGTGCAAGTTATAATTTAAATGGAACAACATATATCATGTCAAAACAACAATATAATTTAACAACCAAGACAGATTACCTACAGCGAAAAATGTTTTTGGACCCTGCAGGACCTGTGACCATCCAACGTTTTGAAGAAGTCAAATACAACAAGATAGTAAAGTTTGAACAAGAAGCCCGGGGATTCTTTTGGGTACCCGAAGAAGTCAACTTGACCAAAGATGCATCGGACTTCAAAGATTCATCAGACACTGTGCGTCATATCTTCACCAGTAATTTGTTACGTCAAACTGCGTTGGACAGTCTACAAGGTCGTGGTCCCAGCCAAATCTTTACACCTGTGGTAAGTCTACCAGAACTTGAAGCTCTAGTGTACAACTGGACATTCTTTGAAACCAATATTCACAGTCGCAGTTACTCGCACATCATTCGCAACATCTACAATGTGCCCAAGGAAGTGTTTAATACCATCCATGACACCAAGGAGATTGTTGACATGGCATCAAACGTTGGTTACTTCTATGACCGCTTGCATTTGTTAAACTGTCGCAAGGAAACAGGCGAGAAGATTGACGAAGGCGAACACATACGTGCTATCTGGCTAGCACTCAATGCCAGTTATGCCCTAGAAGCATTTCGTTTTATGGTGAGCTTTGCCACAAGTTTGGCCATGGTTGAAAATAAAATCTTCATGGGCAATGGCAACATCATCAGTCTAATCTTACAAGATGAAATCATGCACAGAGATTGGACTGCGTTCTTGATCAATCAAGTTGTCAAAGAAGATCCACGCTTTGCCGAAGCTCGTGAACAATGCTTGGCCGATGTCTACGACATGTATCTTGATGTCATACGTGAAGAAAAAGCCTGGGCTGAATATTTGTTCAGTCGTGGTCCAGTGATTGGATTAAACGCCAACATTCTCAAAGACTTTGTAGACTACACTGCCAACACTGCACTCAAAGAGATTGGCATCAAGTATGTAGAACCACATCCACGTTCCACACCAATACCTTGGTTCAACAAACACGTTGACACACACAAGAAACAAACTGCACTGCAGGAGAACGAATCGACTAACTATGTTATTGGAGTCATGAGTGACGAAATTGACTACGATGCGTTGCCTATATTACAATAAGGAAACATAACAATGAAAAAACTACTAGCAGCACTGACGTTGATAATGTTTGGTCTAGCCTGGGCTGGGGAACTAACAGTATGCAAGGGTGAATATGCCTTGTGTGCAGCCAGTACCTGCAAGCCCACAAACAAAACAATCACCGGAAACAACGGTGTTGCCTATCCTGAAGTTCAATGCCGTTGTCCTATTCTCAATGGCAGCTCGATTGCTGATACATCAGCAGGCAACATGAAAGGTTCTTGTGTGGCCACAGATGATCAGCATGTGTGGAGTCTATTTGCCCCAAAACTATTTTATCCACAAGACGCCAATAACTTTAGTAAAAAACCCAAAGATCAAAAGGCTGTGGTGCAGGCATGTGCGTCCAGTCTTAATCTTGGTGCGCAGTCCAGCAATTGTTTTAGTTGGAATTGTGTCAAAGGCAAAGATGGCGTAGCAGTGTGTTCATGCCCAACTGGTCAAGTCCCGGCCAACACCGCGTTTCTAACTGAGGCAGGCCAGGGCGATCCAGCTGCATGCGCACAGTATCCAGTGAGTTTGCCAATTCAAGCACAAGATAAACCAAAGGGAAAATAACAATGAAAGCAACGGTATGGAGTAAAAATCATTGTCCATTTTGTGATCAAGCCAAGGCGCTGTTGACACAACGTGGCATTGTATTTGAAGAAAAAACAGTGGGAGAAGGATACTCCCGAGAAGATTTATTAGAAGCAGTGCCCACAGCACGTACGGTACCACAGATTTTTCTTGATGAAGAATACGTGGGTGGATTCACAGAACTCAGACAAAGGTTACAATGATACTCGAAAACGACAAAGTTTACACATTTAAAATTGCCAATGGTGATGAACTAATTGGCAAAGTTATTGCACAGACAGACACAGAAATTGTAATACATCAGCCCTTGACCATTCTTCCTGGCCCACAAGGCATACAATTGCTGCCCAGCCTGTTTACCACAGAACTCGCAGTAGATGTCACAATAAATAAAAATAACATTGTAATGATGGCCGAAACAAGAGAGCAAGTGTGCGACAGCTATCTTGAATCAACCACTGGTATCAAGCCAATACGCAAACAAATCTTGGTGGGATGACACACCGCTTTGTTGTGATGCGCTGTGGCAAACTTGAAACCTACACAGAGTTTGAGGCTATTCCCAGAGATTTTGAACATGTAATAGAGTTCGTACCTGAGATTCCACCAGGTCCACACACAGACGAACAGCACGAAGAAATAGAGCAGTGGAATGATCGATTGCAACAGTTAATGAGGATAGAACATGCCCGCAGTAGCCAGAAAAGGTGACAGCAACGTACCACACTGTTCCGGACACAATGTCCAGTCGGCATCTGGAGATGTATTTGTCAATGGCCGAGGCGCGGCTCGCCAAGGCGACAGTTGTACAACACATGTTAGGCCGCGACCCAAAAAATGCAAACCACATTCGGCTACAATCAGTGGTGGCTCGGGATCAGTGTTTGTAAATGGTCGCCCCATAGCTCGAGTTGGTGATGGGTATGGTGGGTGTACATCAATAGCTCAAGGGTCAGGAGATGTGTTCGCAGCATGACTACCCCGTTACAATTAATTTCCCTAGCTGGTATCAAACAAAATCAAGGTATTGCTGTCAGCCCTGCCTTGATCACGCAGTTGTCTAGTTGGAACGCTCTACCATGGGTGGCCAACATTCACACAGCGATCAATGTCGGCGGCACACCAGCTGATTTACCGTTCCCAGCAAATGTAGCACCCCTGTCCAACTCCACATTGAATGTGATGTACACTATTGCCAACACCACTTGTCCGGCCTTGTCAGATGCATTTCCCAATACCATCACCAACATCACAGTGAGTTATGTGACTCCGGGTGTGACTGGAGTCATTGCCACTCAGGCTAACATAGTGATCAGTGTCAACGATCTCAGTCAGTTCTGTCAGGCCTTTAGTTCAGCAACTGGCTATGTGGTGTTGACCAATCAAGTGATCAACACCAGTCAAAACTCTGCCACATATCTTGGCCCTACATTTGATGGCATGGACAGTTTGACCACCGGAGATGTGTCAAACATGAGTCAGGCATTGCCAACATTTGGTGCTGACCTAAAGAAACTTGGTACGTTGATTAATTTGCAAAATCTTGGCGATCTAGGATCACCTGCTGCATTGTTGTATCAACTCTACAGTCAGGGTGGTGCGTTGCCCGGAGTCAACGCAGCCTTGTTGACCGTGGGTGTTCCACAAGAAGATTTAAATAAAATCACTGATCCCAACTATGATATGGCCGACAACTTACAAAAGTTAGCATATCAGGCCATGAGTGGTATCACTGGAGATACGCTGGCTCAAGTCCTGGCCATCCTGGATGTCACTACCAGCGGTATTACCAGTATGGCCGACTTATTGAATCCTGCAAGGATATTCCCCAACAGTTTTGCCACACTGACCACAGCAACAACCGAAGGTGTAAGAGGTATCTACAAAGACACAGCAGGAACTGTCAACAGTAATCTTGAACGTCAGTTACCGCAATATTTGATTAGAGAGTTGGCACTATGATAACTTATGAACGTTTGAAAGTCATTATTCCTGCTGATCAAGCCCTGGCCAACAAAGCCCTGCAGGCCAGTTTTGAGCAAGTCAAAGGTATCAGTGAAATACAAAGTCTACAGCAATTTGCCAACACAGTGGCGGCCTTGGAAACCAACCAAGGCCTGGCATTGATCAACAGCCAGACCCAGGCAGTGCCAACCGATGTACAAAATTACATCGCCAGCTCAGTAGCCACCGGCACCGGCCCCAATGGCACAGTGACCATTGGTGATGTCATGGGCGCAGCGTCAGGGTACAACATCACTGCACAATTGGCCAATGTGATCAGCAATGCAGCCACCATTGACACCACCACATTAAATACCACTTACAATAGAATGGTAAAGACGTTAGACGGTGATTATACTGTACTCGGCATAATTACAATCCCCACAGGACCAGGGCAAGGGACCTATCCCAATGTCAACGCTGCAATTTTATCTCTGTGTTCGTCGGCCAGTACAACAATTTCTGGCTTGGTCAGCACTTATCCCAGTCAAACTGCCAACATCAACAACAACTGGAACACACTCAGCAATGCAATCAGTACACAAGTCACCAATTTTGAAGCTGCAGGTATTGACTACGGTAATTTAATACCCAATTGTTTTCCGGCTATAACAAGTTTTGTGGATAACTTACATGAATGGGGTGTACAAACCGAATCCGGTGGACCTGCTGAGTATCTACAGGCAGTGGCCAACACCACAGTTCAAGCCGGTCAGGCCATTGTGGGTGCCATGCGTGAAGGTCGCAACATTGCAGCACTCAACAACGGTGGGGTTGGCCTTAACAGCAAAATTCCCGATACTCCTGTGACTCCCCCGGTCCAGGGACAGATCTCTGATCCCAACTATACCCCGGCCCAAGCAGAGGCCAATGTCATAACAAGTTAGCAACTTCGTAATAAAATAGCAACAAAACTCAGGGTTGACCAATAATCTCCGTTTTGCTATATTATAGCAATATAGTGGATAACAAGGAGTACAAAATGCAAACACGAGAACTAGAAACCAAAAGTGCAGGTTTTTTTGCGTATGCTGCTGCTAGAGATGCTAGAATGCGGGCTGCTGCTATGTGGAGCCATTACACCCAGGCAGAACGAATCGCAGCGGAACGCATCAAGTTGGGGCTGGAGCTTTGCTATTCAGCTCGGGGAATCTACATCAACCCACGCAACAAATTCATAACAATCAAATTGGACCGTCCCACAGTGCGTGATCGCAAGAATCTTGCCTTGCTAGAGTCGGACTATGCAGCTCAAGGCATTGTTAAAACTGTAACAGCACAGGGCATCAGTTACAGAATTGCTAAGAAATAAATTGGTAGACCAAAAATACCCCGTTTGCTATAATATGTGTATAGTAACTAATAAGGAGCACAAAATGTCAAAGCTAATCGCATTTACTGTTGAGCTGTACAAAACAGATCGGCGTATCAAAAAAGACGAGCGTTATGGCCGTAACAGGACAGGTCTGCGTTTCGTAGAAACGGTAGATTTTGCACCCAGCACCCGAGACTATATCAGCACCGTTGAGGCCGACATGCGCCAGCGTGGTTATGTTGTCAACGTGTTTGAAACTTTTGTTACAAAAAAGAACATGATGTCAGGTTATGAGTATCAAGAACGCTATGACACACCTGACTTCTGCTCACCCAGTTCAGAATCTTTTTGGAGCGCCTAATATGTCTAAGAAACACTTTGAGTCGTTGGCCAAATATATTCGTGTGATCATGGATCCTCATGCTAGACTGCAGGCGGCTGTGGCAGTGGCAAATGCCTGTTCTGAATCCAATCCACGATTTGACACACAGCGATTTTTTGATGCCTGTGGTGTCTGATGAACAAAAGAATTCGAGAACTTGCCATAAGCTCAGGCATTTATGACTGTCTATGTGACCCATATGACAGTCATAACACTGGCGATGCTCATGGCAGCGTCATAGATGATTTGGAAAAATTCGCCGAGTTGATTGTGCGTGAATGTGTCGGAGTCATAGAAAGTGGTAGATTCCTGCACGATCAGGCACCTACTGCTATATTTGCCAAAGAGTGTTCTGGTGCAGTTAAACGCCATTTTGGAGTTGAAGAATGAACGACCGAATTAGAGAACTTGCTGAACAATGTGAATCGTTTGGATCATGGGAGAATAAGACCTACTCTTTTGATAAAGAAAAGTTCGCCGAGTTGATTATTAGGGAGTGTATTGAATGGTGTGATGCTCATGCTACAATTGATGGATCGGCACAGCAAATACGTAATTCTATAAAGAACTATTTCGGAGTTGAATGATGAGTGAATATAAAATGGAAATGTGGTGGGTCGGCATATTTGCAATCGGCAAAGGTATTACGTATCTGTTGTTTATGGCTGCTATGATTAAGTATCTGTGGAGTTGAAGAATGATATACAATCTAACAATTTTGTTGATATGGACTTTTGTGGTATTTTGTTACGGTATATCTTGGGGTAAGAAATGAACGAACGAATTCGACAACTCGCTGAACAAGCCAAAGCCAGTGTTCCTGCTGGGTTACTGGTGAACGAATGGATAGAGCGGTATAATGAAATATTCGCCCAGTTGATTGTGCGAGAGTGCGTATCAAGTGTGGGCTCACAAGCAGACAAAGCATACCTAAAGAAACACTTTGGCCTACAGGTAGAAAGTGATATCATATATCCTGCTACCGACGAATCGTGGTCAGTTGAAACACAGTACAAACGAAAGTATAATCTTGCTCCTGGAGCTTCAGAGAATTCTGATCTGGGAGGCATTTAACATGATTGAATTTTTAACGAGATTACTCTCCGTTATCTTTTCAATTCCGATATTAATATTTGGATTCGTCTATGTCTTTTTATGGGTAGTTCCGTTGGATTTGATCAAGCAGAGAATGAACAAAAAACAACCTTTTAATACTCATCCTTTACCTATGCAAAATTTAATTGATACAGTAAAAGAAGAAAATACATTGAAATCAAATGAATGGGGTGGAGCATAATCCATGACTCCTGAACAAAAATTTATGTGGGACCTGTTAAGTAATAACTATGCCACACTAACACACGAAATGGCCGCCAAAATTGTCCAAGCCGACAAACGTTGGTTTCATAGAAAAGCCAACAAATTTCTAGGGGTGATTAATACTTGGCCGATAGAAGATGCTGTTCGTGCCATGCGTACCTGGTTAACAATTTATAAGATGCCACTTTCTCCGTCAAAATTATTAAATTACCATGCATTTAACGAACGCTGTGGCGCCTATATTCTTGAGATCTCGCTTAGTCCCGGGTCAAGAAAGTTTGAAAGTTTTCCCATTGTCAAAGAAACAATTGCTTATTAAGCAACCATTGACCAATTATCCGCTGTTTGCTATAATATGGGCTTAGTAACTAATAAGGAGCCTAAATTATGTTAGCAAACACTAAACAAATTCGCGCTGTTATTAATCAAGCAATAGCACAACATCAGGGTTGTGTATCTAGCACATATACCGATGCTCCTATATTATCACAACCAAAACTTACAACCAAACGTTATGTATCCTATTACATGCGTCGTAACACTCGTGCAACCAGCCTTGCAATTTTAGCAACAGCGCAAACCATTGCAAAAAATCTGGGTTACACAAACACAATTACTTGTGTAAATCGCAACATTCGTGCAGTAGCAGTTCTTGCATAAAACGGTTGGCCAATAACCCCCAATTTGCTATAATATGTGTATAGTAACTAATAAGGAGCCGAAGATGAGAGAAGATCATAAGCGTATGTTTGGTATGAGTGAAGACGCAATCCGCGAGCAATACATGCAATCAATTACTGCTCGCTTGAGTGGCTTGGAGATGGTAGTTATGGGCGTATTGAGCGACGCACAAGAGTTGTTGACCTTGGGTCGCGCAGAAGATGCCCGCAAACAAATGAACATCGCTAAGTTTATTCTTTGCGAAATGATGGACGCTAAGGAGGCAGCGTAATGAGTATTCAACTTATCACAGACGGCCGCAATGGTCGTGACGAGCGTGTGATACTTTGGCGCACCAGTGATTACACTTACGA